ATGAAGAAGGCCGCGTTTGCCAAGCTTGGGGCATGGAGTCGCGAAAACATGTTAATAATGTTTTCGGCGTAGATCGAGGTCGCGTCCTGATCCGTTTCCTTAGCCACGGAAATAAGACAGGCGCTGTTCAATACGCCCAGGGGCTTTCCAATGCCATCCCCATTCATGAGGGCGTCGCCTGTCATAAAAGCGATCTCGCGCCCGGCCTTATCCATGATAAAGGCCTCGAGGCTCATCGGGCTGTCCTCGAGTTGCTCGTCGGTCACGTAGACCAACACGCCGAGTTTCTTGAGTCGCAAGGCCTGGCGCCTAAACTTTGGCTGGGACTTAGTGATTTGTCCAGCCTCTTCAACCCAGTAACCCCGAACACCCGCATTTCTGGTGCCGGCTGCCATTGTATCCCCAGCTTCCTGCACAACGGTGTAGGAATTGCCCGTAATAGGGATCATCTGAATGCGCCCGAGTAGATCATTGGCCGCCACTGCACGCTGCCAGATGCCCGCACTAATCTGATCGGGAATCAGGATTCCACCCTCTTCCCCAACGGCTTCGTTCATGCCCGAAGGGGCCTTCTGAACGTAAGCCTCGAGTTCCTTGGACATCCCGTGCCCGGTATTAAAACTCTGAACAGCCTTGGCAAAGGTGCCTAAACTATTCTGCAGGGCCATCGGATCGTCGTCGGCTAAATCTTTGCCGACCTTCACCGAAATCTGCTTGCCATCCACCTTCATGCCCTTAATGGCCAGGGCAATCTGCTCGCCCACCACCGTTTGAATTCCCTTTTGGAACTCCGCCACGGCGGCGCCAATAGCCTTCTTCGTGGGATCTTCAGTCTCCGGCTCAGCCGGTTTAAGGTATCCAGCATCCACAAGACTTTTGGCATCAGTTTCAACCAATTCGATCTTTTCGCCTACGGCGTACTTGCCCCAGGCCTTCAATAACACGTACCACTTCATGGTTTAACTCCCTAAAGGTTAAAACATCGCTAGGCTCACTTGGCTTAGCGCCTTAAGGCGCCTTCCACCGTGTTGCCCTGATAAAGGACCGTTACACACGGCCCCGATATTTGTTCAATTCATCCCGCACCAGCACCGCCACATCAATCTGACCGATCGCCTGGGCAATTTGTACCCCGATCTCCTGCGGCGAGACGGTTTTACCATGCTTATCCTCCCACATGGAGGAACATATTGCCACGGCCTGTGCCGGAGTTCGGGCTGTATTTTCAGCCAGAACCACAGGTACACACCGGTGAATATAGTCAGCCCGAGTTTCACCCGTGTGGGGCGAAGGTTTGGTCTCCGCCCGAATATCATCAGGCACGATCATGCCCAATTCCTCCAGTAACAAATCCGGAATCTTAATGCCATTTTGACGGGCCTTTGCCGTAGCTTGAACAATCGCATCAGGATTGCAGGGCAATGCGCACACCGCGTATTCAAGAGCCATACTCTTGGATATGAGGCGCCGAGCGCTGGCCAACTCGGGCCGAGCTTCAAGTTCCTTTTCGGTCGGGGGCCGCATCTCCAAGGCAATAAACCCAATGGATTTTCCGGGCAAATTACCTGTTCTTACATAATGCCAAACCGCATCCGGAAACCAGGGCGTATCGGAGGACCAATTTTCAGGTCGTTCGATATATTGCGTCTTTGCCAACCAACCCGATACCGCATTTTTCACCTCACGTTTCAGCCACATGGATCGCCCCACAGGGAGCACATCATATTTATGTGCAAAAGTTACTGTAGGGTTTTTACGATAGTGCGTAAAATCAATACCTTTTGCCAGCACCACCTCATTATCACGATCCAAACTTTCGGTCGTGATAAAACTTACATCAGCACGCTCCCCGTCGGAAAAATCCATATGCGCAGCACTCTTCACCATGTGCAATAGGCCTGCTGCCTTACAATCCTCAGGCAATGAAGCCAGGACCGCTTCAACGGCCCGGGCTGATTCGGATCGCATAGGAAATCCCAGCGGGCCTTCACAATCACCGTACTGCTTAAGTGCCTTCATTCGTTTCTCCCAAAATCTCAGTCATCGTGCACATACACCAGCAATGCGCGGGCGGGCATTGAACTTTATCATAAGGCCCGCTACCTTTATCCTCAAATACCCCATCCATCGCAATGCCATCAGGATGCTCGGCCATAATTGCCAAACACTCCTCACAGGCATCGGCAGAGGCCAACCATTTATAACCCTTTACAACGCCCGAACCCTCCGCCGCCAAACGCTGTCCATAATGCAGGGCGCGGCTGGCTTCGGTGGATGCAATTCGAGCGGCCCGGAACTCCTCAGCCTGATCAAAGATGGCCGATACTCGCCGCACCATCTCCGGCATGGTATTTTCAGTACTTAGCAAGCCCTCCGCAATTTCATCGCGCAATTTTGCGAGAGCCTCGCCCAGTGCCATACTCGTGGTAGCATTAGTCGTCTCACAAAATTGTATGGTTAAGGACTCAATTGCATCCTTAACTCTTGGATTGGCTACATTCCAAATAGTAGCGGCTTCACTGGCTCCAAGACGAGCCAAACCATCCGCCAATCCATCCGCTAACTCAACCTGCACAAAGGGCCTAGCGCCCTGCGCCATATATTTATTCCACTTCTCCAGACTTACCTCGCCCGACCAAAAATCCTTGCACTGTTTACCCCGAATCTCCCCAAGAACTTCACGACGCTGTTTGTTAAAAGTTTCAATCAAAAAGGACTCAAGTGCAGGACTCTTGGGCAATTCTCGTTGGTGACCCTCGCCTAATTTTACGGGATCCACGTGCCAAGTATTGGAGGCCTTATCCGTGGCACGTTCATGGTGACAATATCGTGGTGCCGGTAATTTTGTCCGCACCGTCAACTGGCGCGCCCGTTCTGGATAATATCCCAAATCCACCAATCGAATTGTCGCCTCACTCACGGTTAAATCCCGACAAGACAAGGCTGCTAACACATCAAACACCTTTTCCGCCGCTGGCTTATCAGTCCCCTGTCCCGGCACAGGACTTGGCGCGGGTTTACCCGGCCCAGGCCTAGTATTCTTAACAGGAATCCAAGGCTCCTTACCCCAAGGTACAGGCTCTAGCCTATCCCTAGCACGTTCCTCATTGATGGTTGTCACACCCATCTTTAAATCATTCATTCGCCTTACAGTCTGCGCCTTAACATCCTCAGGCACCGGGTTATCATAAGCCAAAAATAGGCGCTCATCGTAAAGGGGTACTAAACGTTGATTTAATGTCGCCTCATGCCGCGAACAGCGAGGCAGCACACCTAATAAGGCATGCTGTTGGCGCGCCGCAACAATATTCGCCAGGTTGGTATCTTTAGTCACGAGGGCCATAGGGACGCCAAACACATTAGCAATGGTTTCCTTGGCTACCCCATAAACCGCAATCACATCAATCATGGATTGCAATTGTTTTAAATCAAATGCGGACTCACTCACCATCGGCCCGCCCTGCTTGCCCAGGTGTATCATTTTCTTAAGTTTTGCCCGCATCCGATCCGCTTCATCCGCACCGATGGCCTCTTTTGGCGTGACCAATGTATTCAGCCAACCGCGCTCCTCAATCCCTGCCCGCGTATACGCCGCATTATCAATGGCGAGATTATAGGATTCCCAAACCGCATAAAGGGGTGAATACCCATCCCCATAAGGATCCCGCAAATTAGGCATTCGGAAAGCGATGATTTCTTCCAACTTATACTGTGTCTTAGTTGCCCCTATACCATAGGTGTATGCTTTAGGTAATCCATCCAATCCCCGAACCGTCGTTACCGCGAATGAAGGTAGTATCCAAAAATCCTTAGGTACCCTCAACGGGCCTGGCTCAATATACCAATAAGCACTACCCTCAATCTCTTGATATAGTTGGGTCAACTCACTCTGCATGCGCCCATGTAAAAAAGGATTACCTCGGTCCAATGTATCCAGGAGTGGATGTTCCTCAATCTCATGGACCTCCAAAGCCTTAATCAACTTTGCCGTGAATGAACCATGCCGCATTAAGGCTGCATACTCCGCATCCGTGATAGGACGACAGCGGCCCTTTGGTCGTGGCTCCCCGCCCGAGGTCGTAGCATACAACCGTAACGGCACACTACTCACCGCCTGCGCGTTAATTCCGGCACAGGCATACACCAATTCACGGTATTGCTGAATAAGTTGAAGTTTTGTGGGATTAGGGTAGGTTGAGCCCAATAATCCACCATAGGACATGGCGCCGCCCACGCTAGGCGCAATCTTACCCCGCCAGCCATTCCAGGCACCTTTTATCCGAGTTCTTAGGCTCATTATTCGATTTCGCCATCCCAAATCTCAGGGTTTTCCACATGCAGGTGCGGCAAAGAACCGCGTTGTTCTTTTTCCAGTTCCCGTTGTAGGAGTCTTACCTGCTGACTCTTGCGCAGGGGAGGCTCCTCAATCATCTTATGCGCACGTGGGTGGACCAGCGCTTTACCCGCCGCCTTATCGTCTAAACTATCATGTTCCAGCGTTGGCATCGGCAGTTTCCCTATCCCAACGGGTCTGTGTCCTGAACTGATCTATTGCCATGATTCCGTAGCGCAGCGCATCCATCGCGTGATCATTCCCGGGTGCGGGTTTCTCGCCCGCGGCCAGATGTTTCTCCGGGTAGGCGTAACCCTGGGATTCCGCGATCAATGCGGTGCAGTCCGCGCCAATCTTTAATCGACCCGATGTAATTCGAGCACTTACCGCATCCACGCCCGACAGGATGTTGTTGTTTGCCGCCTTCACCCAAATATCTGCGATCCGCAGATCCCGGATACTATCTGGACGGGATGGATCACAATACCAGGTCGTTCGATCAAACCGTTGGAGGGCCTTTATATGTTCGGTAAGCGGACATTTACTAATGTATCGCTCGTAGTAAATATGAATTATATCCGTATCCGAATCATATACCATCCCTAATGCCACAAATGGATCATTCCAACCGAAGTCCACTCCGCCAATAAACCGTCCATCCGGAATTTCAGTGTAAGGCTCAACTACACAATCCATCAATTCTGGATATACCAGACCCTCAGGCGCCGCCCACTTGCCCTCAAACAGGCGCGCCCGTCGGTGCCCGGTCAATCGACTGAGGGATGCCAGATACTCTGGGGTGATGGTCGGATTATCCTCAAACTTTGAGAATAATTCCACCATTCGGCCCGTGTCCGCCCGCCGTCGGAGCCAATGCATCGGACTCCCGGGGTTACAGTCCGCGATCAACTGGTGATAGCCCATCCGCCCGTTGCGGCATCGCGTATCTAATTTTTCCCAATCATCCTCGAGGACCTCGGTCGCCTCAAAAACCCCGACCGCATCGTATTCAGCCGACATTATTCGGTTGACATTATCCAAACCCAGGACAACGATCTCCGATCCATTATCTAATTTGTATGTCGTGCGCGTCTGGCGGTGCGCCCCACTCAGGAGGCCTGAACCCGCGGGCAAGACCTTATTCTCCAGGGTCACCAACACCGATTCGTTCAGGGATGCCCGGGTAGCCCGCACCAGCAGGATACGACATTGCGCGTGGCGCATCGCCATCAGGTATAGTTTTTCCAGGACCGCCCGTGTTTTACCGGTGCCCGCGGGCCCGACGATCAATATCTCGCGCGCCTGCGTGCGGAATAACTGATCCGCCGCGCCATAAGGTTTAAATGGCCGATGCGGATCATTGTTCCATGCAATGTCAGGCGCAGCCGCCGTCATTACCGCCGTCATACCGTCTCAACCGGCGTGCCCGGCCCGTAAAGTTTTGTCGTGAACGGGAATCCCTCAGGCGACTGACCTTCTTCCAGGACTTCATACTCCGGCCGTAGCCTCTCGCCGATCGCCTGAAAGCGCATCGCTAATTGGTGAATCAGCAATTGTTTCGGATTCGGATTCGCCATGGATTAGTACCGGGCGTCGTGCGTTAGGCAATTCACTGGCCGAGAGTTCCATCATCTGGAGGCCCTCGCCTATCTTCCGCAACACCGTCGGTTCGTGCACATACTGGCGCACGATCTCAAATATCTGTTGCACCAGTCCATACACATCCGTGATGGATAATGTGACGGATATTTTCTGGTCCACCCGAGCCATGGTCTCGACCAGCGCCCGCACCTCCTGGACCATCAGCATCACCGCGCTACACATGATAGGCGTTAACTGCGTGATGTCGAGGCCGTCCAACTGCATCATAAACGCCTCGGTGAACGCCCGCATCATTGCTAACTCATCCCGCAGGGATTTATAGTCTTCCGACTGGCGGTGTTTCTGATACGCCGCCGCCAAGGTACCCTTTCCCAGGACCTCACCGTACCGGCCTGCGTATGGGATAATCATTGTCCGCCGCTGACCGCCGTGCTTCTTACACTTGTCTGATCCGAGTAATGCCCAGGATCGACAGCGTATGCTGCCCTCATTCCGTAACCGCGCATTGCATCGAACGCGTCCATCCTCCTGGGATGGGAACTCGGACTCATCGCCTGGGGCACATGTATGCGGGCCGGTGGGTGGCGAGATATAGGGCGTTGAATGGCGCTTACGGGATTGTTGCATGATCCTATACTTTTTGAACTCGCCAATTTTACGTGGGAAAACGGGATCGCGCTCTGTGCACGTGCGATAATAACCTTTCTCTGCTCTATATTAAATAGATTCGCACAGATCATATGGATATATGCATATATATCAATGCGCGAATATGAGCGCGCGAATCATATTGATGCATGCGCATATATCAATGCGCGAATATGAGCGCGCGCTGCGCGCTGCGCGCGAATCATATATCAATGCGCGAATATGATTGCGCGCAATCATATATCAATGCGCGAATATGATCGCGCTGCGCGCTGCGCGCAATCATATATCAATGCGCGAATATGATCGCGCTGCGCGCAATCATATTGATATATGCATATATTGATGAGCATATATAAGCGCGAAATACACAATCAGCTATATTATAATGCTTCGCGCGCGCTACGTCAAGAGAAAAATCATGATTTTTGAAAAAATTTTTTTGATGCAATTCTCATGCCACAGGGAAGATTTTAGAAGAAAAATATATCATATCTATCTATCTATATATCTATATATCTATTTACTATTATTCATTCAAGCTTCTTCTTTTTTTGGCGGCGCTGTTGCTGTGCTCCGTCAGCAAATCAGCAAGCTCTGCGATGCTATAAATAGCAATAGATAATTAGATATTCGCATATATCAATATAAGCATATAAGATAAGCAATGCTCAATTGTCTAACATATTCGCATATTCGCATATAATGATATATGCGCAGCGCGCAGCGCGCTGCTTGCTTAAATCATTATATATGCATATGTGAATATGATATAAATGCTTTATTTATAAGCGCTTATATGCTTAAAATATATTTTATTTTTCTTGATTTTTCTGCGCGATTGCTCGATAATGCTTATAGAAGATAAGAATAGAAGCGCTTGATAGAAGCAAGCGCAGCGCGATCGCGAATAAGCTTGAGCGCAAAGAGAAGCTTTTTGAAAATTGATAGCGATAATGAGCAGCAAAGCATAGCGCTCGATTCAAGAGCAGATTCTCGCATAGATTCAAGCAGCATAGCGCAGCGCAAAGCTTATTAGAGCAGAGCATCGCGAAATAAGCAAAGCAATGCGCTCGAGCTCGAATCGCAAAGCAGAAAGC